ATGGGAAAAGAAATAAACACTAAAGAAACAAAATATCTTGAGGTTCCTTTTGAAGTTAAAGAAACTAAAGAAGATGAAAAGTTTTTTACCTTTGAGGGGTATGCAAGCACATTTGGGAATATTGATTTAGGAAACGAGGTTTGTGTTGCTGGATGTTTTGAGGAAACGATAAAAGATTTAAAAAGATCTGCAACACCTATAAAAGATACAAATATGAGCAGCTTAATTCCTTCACTATGGCAACATGACAGGCACGAGCCTATAGGTTCTTTTATATCACTTAAAGAAGACGCAAAAGGATTGTTTGTGGAAGGTATATTACCCAAAAAAGATACCCTCGTTTCTGGTAGGGTGATCCCTCAAATGGAAGTAGGTTCTATTAAAACAATGTCGATAGGTTACAGGGTACAAAAATATTTTTATAACACTGAAACAAATGTTTTGGACTTGTTAAAAGTGGCCTTGCGAGAAATAAGCCTTATTACCTTCCCCATGAACACGCTTGCAGCAATAACAGATATGAAAAGCTTTGAAAAAATAAAAGATCTCTCATTATTAACTGAAAGAGATTTCGAACAATTACTAAAAAGCGGAATAAGCATGAGTTCTAAAAATGCTAAAATAATAGCCACAGCATCTAAAAACTGTCTTCTTCGGGATGAACAAGACGATGACCGGGACGGTCACGATTGGGGCGAGGTTATGAGTGGATTAAACAATATAAAAACGGAGATACAAAATGCCTAAGTATACGGTAGAAGAGGTTATGGAAGCCGTAACCGCAGTAAGAGACGAGGTAAAAGCGTCCGGTTATGATAGTGCAAGGTTTAAAGAGGTTTCTGATCAAGTAGAAACTATCCTTAAAGAAAGCGAAGATGAAAGCCAGAAAAAAACTCTTGAAATTGCTGCAGGTACAAAAGCAAACGAAGAGATGAAAGAAAGAATGGATGTTCTTGAGCTTGAGCTGTCCAGGGCCCCACAGACTAAAAAAGAAATGAAAGAATCAGATGAATATAAATGCCTGAATCTTTTTACAAGGGGTGGATTCAATAATCCTGATATTGTGGGCCTTGATGGTAAGTCCATAGGAGATCTTGACACTAAGGCTCTTATGCGTATGGACACGTCAACCTCTGGTGGCTACTTGACTTCTACAGAGATGGACACAGAAATGGTTAAAACCATGACTGAGATATCTCCTATGAGATCTATTGCAAGAGTCCAGACTGTAGGTAAGAAAACTCTCCAAGTAGTGAAAAGAACCTCTATTCCGACCGCAAATTATGAAGGCGAAGCGGAAGAAGGCGAAGAGAGTGGAAGCGGGTACGGAGAGGAAACATTGACAGCTTTTAGGTTAACGACTGTGATACCTTTCACAATGGATCAGTTAATGGATTCCAATTGGGATTTAATGAACGAAATTAACGGTGATGTTTCTGAAGCGTATGCATTTAAGGAAGGAAATAGATTTGTCCTTGGAACCGGAGTAAAGCAACCTGAAGGTTTTAACACTAAAGCTGAACTACAGACAGACGCCCTTACTACGGAAACAGCGAGTGCGATTACAGCTAAAGATATGACCGATATGACTGGATTGCTCAAAGTTGGATATAATCCAATATATGGATTTAACAGACAAACTCTTGCATATTTAAGATCCCTTGAGGATGGAGCGGGTAACCCAATTTGGCAAGTAAATATGGCGGACTCTGCACCGAATACAATTAACGGTGAGCCTTATGTATTATTGCAGGATATGCCTGTAATCGCTGATGGCGCTTATCCAGTTGTTTACGCTGACTTTATGCGAGGTTACAGAATCATAGACAGAACTGGAATGACAATGATCCGGGATGACGTGACGCAGGCTGCTAAAGCCATCGTAAAATTAACATTCCACAAATGGAATACAGGTCAGGTTATTCTTGACGAAGCTTTTCAACTTTTAAAAATCAAAGCGGCAGCATAAGGAGCTCAATATGATACGCAATTTTGATATGCACCACGACGTTAAGCAGGTGATAGCTCTTGCTATAGCGGTTATTGACTCAGATACCACAACTGCAGGTATTATAATTGATACAGCCAAGTTCACAGCCCTTGAGTTTCTTTTAGTTTCAGGAACTATAACAGATGGAGCTTATGCTGTTTCTCTTCAACATGGGGACGATTCTGGTTTGTCAGATGCAGCCACAGTAGATGATGCCGAAATTCTTGGAGATGCTGATTTTGCTCTTGCGGATGACGACACAGCAAAAAGAATCGGTTATGTTGGGAAGAAAAGATATGTCAGGCTTTCAACTGTGTCTACTGCCACAACAGACGGTGGAACATTTGGAGCTATTGCATTACTTGGTAATCCAATGCATTCACCTGTAGCTGATTAAATTAAAGAGGGTGTAGAAGCCCTCTATTTTAAGGAGATGTTATGAAAGTAAAAGCTTTAAAGGATGGCGACTGGGCGTTGGGCGGTGTTGAAGTAATTTATTACAAAAAAGATGAAATTTTTGATGTCTCAGAAAAAGATTATGTTGACATGAAAAGTGCCGGAAGGGTTGAAGCTTACAAAGAACCCAAAAAAGTAGTTGAAAAAGCGAAAGACACAAAAAAAGAAGCAAAGAGTAAAAAATAAATGGAATCATACACCATAACAACATCCCCCTCCGGGTTACCCGTAGCGCTTAAAGAGGCGAAGGACTATCTACGGGTAACCTCAACCTATGAGGATGATGTTATCAGTGGTCTAATACAAGCCGCTGTTAACGATCTTGAAAAATATACAGGCCGGTGGTTTATGGTGCGTACTGCCCTTGGAGAATATGATTTCCTTGAGGTTAATAAATATGAATTTTTTCCATATGTAGAAATAAGAAAAAGCCCATTAAAAACTGTAAACTCTGTGAAGGTTGTACAGGATAGTATCGAAGTCGCAGTTGATGGAACTGAAACAAAAGATAACCCAATTGCTTATGCAAGGGAATTATTCACAGAAGGGTTACCAGATTACGACTCTAATATTCCAAGACCTTTAAAGATTTCTTTCAGCGCAGGGTATGGAACATCAGGAGCGATTACCAAATTCGAGGATAATGGCTCTGGTGGAACCAAAGTAACAAGTGTTGGGCATGATTTAGCCGAAAATAACAGCGCTTCTATTTCTGAAACCACCAACTACAACGGATCTTTTAATATTTTCAATGTAATCACAGATACTTTCGATATTAATAAAGAATTTATTGCAGATGATGCCACGGGCGTGTGGGTTTCTGGAGTTCCAGAAGATATTAAACTTGCTATTAAAAAACACGTTGCTTTCAATTATAAAAACAGAGGTCCGTGTGATAGTTCTGGGATCGATTTAATTAAAGAATCTATATCAGGTTACAGAATAGAACTTGGCCCAGTGGGGTGCCTGTAAATGGGAAATATAACTATAAAGTGTTTAGCTTGTGGAGAGCCAACGAGATGCTGGAGAGATAAATATAAGCAAAATAAATGTATGTGTATTGTTAATGGGTGTAGAGAGCAAGGCGTTGTTTATCCTTTTTCTAATCCTGCCCCTGAAAGTATTACTATAAGGATGGATCTATAATGGGTGATTGTGAATACATAAGAATCCCTAAAAAAAAGCTTTGCCCAGGATCTCTTGATAAACTTATCGATATCCAAAAAAGAGCCATGGGTGAAACTACTTTTGGGAACTCCGCTGCAACTGAAAACTTTACATTAATTAAGCAAGTTTGGGCGAGCCTTGTAACTCCAAATACAATTGGTGCAGGAGTTAGAAGATTTAATGGGGTTACTCTTAATAAAAGAACTACCCATATATGGTATATAAATTTTGATCCTGATTTAAAGAAGTTAGAAATATCTAAAACTTTTATACATTGGGATTCTGATCGGTTTGAGGTTCTTTCAGTTTTGAACGACAATGAAAACAACGAGTTTTTATTTATCGAATCTACAAATAAGGGTATTGACACAAAAGAAGGGTCGAAGGCGTAAAGTATGAAACCAACAACAGCACTAGTTTAAAATATGATCTCTATAAAAGTTGACCATAAAAACAAAGAGGTTCTTGCAACAATAACAAGGTCCGAAAAGATAACAAAATCTTCAATGCGGTCGGCGCTCCATGAGATTGGAACGGAAAACAGAAGAGAGTTAAAAAAGCAGATAAGAACAGGGAAAAGGACGGGCAGAACATACACAATCAAAGGCAAAAGACATATTGCCAGCGCGGTTGGTGAGGTTCCAAAAAGCGTAACGGGAAATCTTGCAAAGTCGGTTGATTATAGGGTTAGAAATTGGAACCTGATGGATTTTGGAGTTACAACTAATGCTGACTATATGAAATATTTAGAAGCAACAAGACCGGCAGTTAATAAAATTGCAGAAGAGAAACAAAGAGATACACAAAACACATTAATTAAATATTTAGAAAAAGCACTTAAAAAAGGCAAGCAATGACAACACCACATGACGTTAATTTACATCTTCAACAATACCTACCAAGGTTTACAGAATTGTTTACTAGTCTTTTGACTGTGGATTCTGCAAATGTTGAAGCAAGTAATGTGATTGTGGTTAACTCAACAGAGCATGGATTATCAACCGGTAACGTTCAATCTGTTTCGTCTGGATCGGTCAGAAACTCAGTTAATAATGTAACGATAGATAGCAATGGAGATGCAATATTAACAACTGATTACGACCACGACCTTATAACTCCACATCAATCTTTAGACCAAAAGACAATAGTTTTAACCGGGTTCTCCCCCATTGAATGGAATTATGAAGCTCAGATACTTGAAAACGTAAATAGCACCACTCTAAGAATATCTACACCAAATACTGTTGTCCCAACTTCTCTCGGATACTTCCCAGGAGAACGAAATATATTAGGACCACGAGAAATAACGGTGATTGATGCGGATAGTTTTAGTTATACCTTGAATTATGCAATACAAATTCCAGTTGGGCCGATCGATAATATGGAAATCGTGGGTTCATATAGAATGTATGTAACATCGAGTTTAGATCGAGCAGAAAAGCTATACACTCAGCAAAATAAAGGCAAGGCTGCCCTTTACGTGATGTTTAATAATGTCGACATATCAAAAGACAGGCACACCCAAACAGATATGAACGCCAACTTTACAAGTACAGACTTTCAACTTTACAACATAATGACCAATTTTGAAGTGCTTGTATTCCTTCCTACTGATGATGAAATAGCCTCTGAAGAAGCTGTCAATCTATGCTATGGGGAGATATTCAAATCAATGATACCTGTCTTTCAAGGTTATCAATTCAAAAATGATGAGAGCGCCATTGCTTACGTAACAACAACGTCAGGAAACGGGCCAGGGGGCGGAGAATATAACCCTGCTTATTATGTACATGTTTATAGTTGGCAATCTCCATCTGCCCTAACAATAGACAATGGATTCCCTGTGCAGATAGGTCCAATTAGCGTCCCATTCCAAGAAATGAAACAAGTTTTAGAAATTAACGGAGATCCAGAGGCGTTAATGAGTAGTGGTGGGAAATTGAGGGAATGAAAATAAAACCTTTAAAATGCTGCAATATCGGCACTTATGACCATACAGTTCCTATGCCAATTAAAGGGAAGGTTCAATATGTAGACTATTGTATATCTAGTATAGTTGCAGCCTTAAACGCAGCTAATATTATAACTGTAAATAGCTGTTGCGGGCATGGTGAAATGGAAGGAAGTATAATATTAGAAGATGGAAGAGAATTGACCGTTAAAAAGTTTAAAGAAAGTGACCATATAAATTAATAAGAGGTGATCATGGATAAAAGAAAGTTCGAAAATAAAATGTTTGTCAACACAAGGAAAGTTCCTCTCCATGGTTTGGGACCAGGGGGAGAAATTCCCATAGAAGTTGATAAAGAAGGAACGCCAATTGATCAAAAATGGCGTAGGCGATTGAAGGACGAAGATATTAAATTAAAAAAACCAGTAAAGAAAGCGGGGAAATAAATGGGTACTACTTCGAATCCCGGCGGTACGTTTATTCTCTTACCAGCTGGACAAGAACAAACTATAAAAGGCAGACGTGATTTAATTTGCGGTCAAACTGGTGTTTCCGGTGCAGCGGTTTCTGGAGAACTAAACGAAAACGTTCAGGACTTAACCGATGCACAGATCAGGGTTTTATTTGGTGCAGATTCTTACTTGACCAGTATAATCTTAAATTTTAGATCAGGAAATGACAGAAACTCACAACTTGACGTTATCGCAGTTGATGCGGCAGGCGGTGCAGTTTTCGGAACATCAACAATTCAAACAGCCGGAACAGCCACGGCAGATGGAACATTGACAATTGCTTTAGTGGATGAGATTTTTGAATATGATGTTGCTGTATCTTCTGGCGATCTTCATACAGCCGTAGCGGTAGCAATTAATGCGGGAGTTGCGACTCTAACTAATCCACTTTTTTCAAGTGCTGTTGTAACCGATACAGTAACATACACGGCTCTTGATGGTGGTACGTCTCCGAATAAATACGGAATTAGGGTAACCGGAAACGTTCCAGGGATCACAGCAACAGTTGTTGGATGGTCTGGTGGCTTAACAGATCCAACACTAACCACTATTCTTGACGCTATTACGGGAATAAGATACAACGGTATTTTATGGCCTGAAGCTTGGTACACAGATATTGATATTCCAAAAGATCATCTTGACGACTTATTCAACGCTGTTAATGCTATTATGGATGGTGTTTGTTTTACAGGGAAAACAGAAACATTTGCGACAAGTAAAGCGGCAGCACTCACACAAAACAGTCAGTCATTAGTGTTTTGGGGTAATAATTTAAAAGCAGAAACTCTTGATAAAGGCCCTGCAATTCTACAAGCCGCTGACTGGTCGGCTGCTTATATGATGGGTGTAAGATCAAAAAGATTGACAGCCGGATCTATTGTTGCTGGGGATATAACATCTATCGCTCCACTTGATGCAATTGGGAATATAGGTAACGGATCACTTCCATATTTCAATACACCTTTAAAAGATGTTCCGGTTACTTCACCAACATTTCTTTTTGACCAGACCGAGCAAACAGAGCTTATTGAATCTGGCTTTTCTACATTCGGTGTGAACGATGCTATTGATAATATGATTTCAGGGCAAATAGTTACAACATGGACAACTGACCCAGCAGGAAACCCAAACACAAGTTTTCTGTATTTGAACTATGTGGATACTGGATCTTTGTGCCGTGAATTTTTCTTCAATAATTACAAGGCTGATTTTGCACAAGCCAGGCTTACAGAAGGTGATCTTGTTGCAAACAAATCCTTTGCAAACGCAGGGTTTATCAAATCTTCTTTCATTGAATATTATA